ATTAGGTACATCTACTCTAACCTGAGGAATACCTGAAATCTTTTGTGCAAGTCGGTCAATACCTGATTGCAACATGTTAGGAGCTGGTAATAAATCAGCATCAGAGGTTTCCATTGTATTACCCAATAATGCTTTAATGCCATCTGCACCACCATTAAGAATAGCTTTTATTCTAGCTTTCTGTACTTGTCTTTCTTGAACTAACTTACCTGATGTAAGTTCTGCAGCATTCTGAACAATCTCTTTATAAGATTTAATATCTAAGTTTTCTATGCCCATGGTGCTTCGTTCATATTCGTCATCTTGTAATCTCCATAACTAGGATTATAGTCTAGTCCTATATCGGCAGCATGCTCTTTTTGCATACGCCTAAAAACTTTCATTGGAAACCAACTAGCCATAACTATATCAGTTTTTTCCTTGTTTCGTTTAGAAACAGGCTTTCCATCAAAGTATAACAGTTGTTGCCTATATTGCTGTACTTTTGCATTTGACATACCATCACCAGTAGGTAGATGTATTCTTCTATCTTCAAATAAGTCAGCCATAGCACCTACACCATATAGTGGGTCGTGTTTGTTCTTACCTGTTAAATGTCCTTGTACAGTTATACCAGTACGCAATGTAAATTCTTTTATAGCAGCGTCTTGTCGAATTGCTGTTTGAAATCCGTTTTCTTCTACTATCCAATGTCTACAGTCGTACTCGTGTAACCATTCAGCCATTTGGTCTAGCGCAGCTCTAATACCACCACCACGTCTATTCTCTAAATCAACTAAATATAATTCACCTCTGTACTGGTCTATACCCCATAATACAGATGCTTGATAACCAGATGATGCAGGGTCAAGTCCAGCTACTAAGTATAAATTTTTATATACCTGTCCTAGTGTTAAGTCAGGTCGCATACATTGGTCAATAATATTCATAGTAAAGATTTGTGTACCTTCTACATATGCTTGATTGTAATAAACCATTTCGAATGTCTGCCTACCACCTGTAGATTCAGCAGAGTGCAACCTAGACATTAACCATTTAAAACTACGTTTGTTTGACCACAACATACAATCAGTATGTTCTTCTTCTAAGTGTTCTGGTATTTGACAATCTAATGCATGTGCGGTTTCTACTATGCTTGTAAAGTTATCTGATTCAAGTAAGTGATTATACAAATCATCAGGGTGCTGACGTGAGCCAATTACAATTACAGCTGTATGTTCCTCTTTACGACTTGATAGTGTTGTTGTCCACCATTGTCTTGTACTTTCTCTTGCACCAGGTTGCATAGTAGTTTGATGGTCTTCAATGTCGTCTGCAATTATTATGTCACAGTCACGTGATAGAATTTTACCACCTTTACCTACAGCTACCATAGTTGGAGATTTAATACCTGCTACTGTTCTAGTACCTACAGTAAATTGGTTTTGTGACCAGTTTTTACCTGACCTGTTATCTGGTTTAAAAGATTGACCTGGCATACAAAAGTCTTCTCTAAGTTCTTCATTAGTATCTAGTACGTCAAGTACTGCAGACAATGCATTCTTAGCTATGTCTTCGTTACCGCCTACCCACATAATACGTACATTGGGGTTACGACATATCTGATATACAGCAAAGTGTATTAATAACTCTGTCTTTCCATGTCGTGGGGGTGACAGTATCAATAACTCTTTACCTTCTTCTATAGATTCAATAATGTTATTTATCCAGTTAGTATGAAAATCCGCGGTGTCGTAATGTTTTCCTAGTTCTGTTCTAAAGTATTTGTGTCGGAAGTCGGAAAAATTTTCTAATGATGCCCTAGCTTCTTCTGATAGTTCCCAATCTTCTGCTGCTACTGCGTTTCTAGTATCAATCTTGTAGGCAGCAAGCATGCGACTGACAGTAGCTGATGTGCAACCAAGGAGGGAAGCTGCGCCAGCCACTGTCATATCGCCAGTTGCAACCGATTCAGCTATACCTTCACTTACGAAAGATTGGTAATACTGTCCTCGTCTAACAGAAGCATAGTCGCCTTCGTCAGACTTACGTTCTATATTAATAGGTTTTATGTCATCTTGCTTGTTATATATTTTATCTCTGGCAAATTGACGTTTTTGGCAAGTAGGAGAACAAAATTTTCTTTGTTTACCTTTCAATCTTTTTCTGCAACCGTCTGCTATACAGATTACATTATGTGCAGTATCGACCATTATTAACTATCTTTCTTTAGATGTTTGTATAGTGAGAATTATATGCTATAGTTCAGTTAATTACAAACACTAAACCGTAGTATTTTATTACAGGTAAAGACGCAATCGGGATGTGAAAAGCTGCTGACTGGCAAGACAGTACACTAGAAAGGCAAAGGCAGTACCCAAGGATTTAGGAAAAGGTTTAATCAGAAAAATATCTACATATGCCCGCTACTGCCCAAAAAGGCTTACAGTAAAAGGGTTTCTGACTATACAGAATTACCAGCATATTATTCAGACCTTACGTACAACTAATACAAACGTCAGATTGACATCCGTAAGTCAAAGAATTATGTAACAGATTTCTGAAATCCGGACTACTGTATAGTCTTTATATTTAGTATTAATGTACATGCAGAAATCTGTTTCAAATTGTTTGACTTACTACCCACAGTTAAATTAAAACAGACCAATATAGTTTAAACTGATACCTAAATGTACAGATATAATATATAACATACTGTAGGTTCTGTAGTTTGTAATCTTTTTTCCGTCTTGCATTCGCAATCCATAAAAAAAATTAATGGGTTGTTTAATCTATAAAGGAGATACAGTTGGCAACAATTGATGAAGCGGTAACTTCTCAAACTACCGAACCTACTACACAAACAGATAGTAAAACTTATGTCTGCAATGGATGTAAGCAAACTCATAAAAAGGGTTTCAACTATCGTGAACACAGAGAGATTAAAACTCAAAGTGGCGAATATGTAGCTATTGAGCCGTTTGTGTATTGGTCTGTTTGTCCACCTTGTGGTAAGAAAGCAATTAAAGCTTTAGCTACTGCTTAACAAACAATTAATTAAACTGTGGGTTATTAAGTTAGCCCGCAGTTTTTTTTATAACTTTGTATCAGGTACTAAATATCAAACGAGAGATAATATTGTATTTTTTTCTTCCGTCTGCTTACGCAACCGTAATAAAAAAAAGGGAGTATATATGAGTAATGAATGTATATGGTGTGGTAAAACAGATAAAAAGTTATTTGTTTGTAGATGTTATGAAGGTAAAAGATTTAAAACTATTAATTGGAGTTATTTATATAACAAATATAAAGATTTAAATAATATTAGAAAAAACTTTTTAGAAATTAAATGGACAGAATATATGTATTATAGATATGTATATAAATATTTTTGGAGAATTATAGATAAGAAAGGAAATAAATGAAAACTATACTATGCGGATACTGTGAACAAGAAGTTGACATGTCTAGAAGATATTGGCACAACTCTAAAGGTAAATGGTATCCACTCTATTTACACAATTCCTGCGGTGTAAAAGTTTTTGAACTAGGCGAAGCCAATCAGATTTGGAAATACCACACAGTAGGAAGGAAGCGAACTGATGTTGCTGTTAGTAAGGAAGCAGAACAAGCTGAACACAAACAACAACAGTTTAGTCTATAGAGCTAAGTGGCTAGTATCCCCTTTCTAGCCACAGTTCGCCTTATATAAAAAATTGACTAACAGGAAGGTAATAATGGACGACAATTTCAAAGGACCTAGATATTTCTTTTTGCATTCAGGTAGCCCTAATCAAAATATGGAATATATGCCACATTTTAATAGAAGTGGCAGTGTGATAGTAGTAACAGATTGTGAATGTACAACGGGAAAAACTATTAGATATTATTTTGATTGGTTAGGTGATGACAAAGATGAGGATAGTTATCGAACACTTATCGAACAAGATTTAATAGGTAAATTTAATAACAAGTTTATACATTGCGACTTATGCGAAGAACGTATATTAAGTGAGATAGAAGCAGACTATGTTTAGTCTTTTTTTTTCTATCTTGCTTTCGCAATCTATAAAAAAAAATGGAGGTAATTAATTATGTCTAAATTTGTAGACAGTAGTTTATTGGAGGCTATTAATAAAGTTATAGCTTTTGTAGACGATAAGTATAAAGCAGAACAGATTATGCGAATAATCAAACAATCTGTTGTTGATAATAGAGAAGAACAGTGTGCTGTTGATATTGATAAAGACCTTGAGTTTTTAGGTATGGATACAGTAACTGAAGAAGAACTAGCATTCTAATAGGAAGGAAACTATGGAAAATACAGAAAACACAACTGCAGATACAGGTAATTATGAGTTACCGATTTGTGGTATAACAGGTAAACCATTGCCATGGAATAAGCGACTATGGATTTCTACTTACATTGACGGTAAGTTAGAGCAAATCCCACTTTATCTTGATAAAGATGAGGTACGTGCTTTACACAGGCAATCACCAACTTACAAAGCTAAGAAAGGTGAATCTTCTGATACCGCAGTCAGTGATACCAATACTGATACTGAGGTAGAGGAAGTAACAATGGATAGTTTATCATAACTAACCCTTGTATACGTATAGAAGTTGTGCAGGTAGTTCATCTGCTTGCACAGCTTTTTTTTGGATTATGGAATTAGGAAGGAATATCAAACGATGACGATACAAGATAAACTTGATAGTTTAACTGAACATCAATTAAAAACAGTTATTGTATGGACTCTTAACGATTTAAAGTTTTGGGGTGCGCCCGAAACTGCAGCAGTTAAAGACATACAAGTATTCGCTAGAATGCTTAACGAAGCAGTAGAATATCAAATAACTAAAGCTATAAATTCAACTATAAAGGAGGAAGAATGAGAATGTATACTGATAGTGCAGATGCGATTAAAGCATATGCAGAAGAAGTTAATTTCGATTATAACAATGTTGATGTAACTGAACATCCCGAAGGTGAAGAATACCAACGTGGAGGTATTACATTTGCGTTTAAAAACTATGTAGGTGACAATATGTCAGTAAAAATTATACATACGTGGTTAGACGCATTTGATGTGACATTTGAATCTGACACAAAACCTGCTGATACATTAGAAACTATTTATGCAGGTGATTTAATGGAATTGTTACGTGGTTTACGTATAGCAATGACAGGAGTTACACATTCAGAATGGAAGAAATTATTATTTGAGGAGGAATAATGGATGTAAAACAAGCTATAAAAGACATAAATTTGCGTTTAGAGGCTTTAGGTAGAATGCAATTAATGGTTATGGAAGAATTAGGTGCTAAAAATCCTAGATTTCAAACTAAAGCTATTTCGCAATTGTTGGCTATAGATGAAGTAAGAGAAGGTTTTACTGAACATGTAAATAATGACCCGGAAGTACCTGATGCAATCAAAGTATTTATGATGGGTTTAAATGAACTTGTTAAAGAGGAGGAATAATGGATGTATTAGGTTATATGACTATTAGTGCTAAGTGGTTTACATTAGGTTTAATGTTTACTGCTATAGCAATACTTGTATGGTTATTTAAAGGAGAAGAAAAATAATGAGTCAAGTAGATAATTTAATGCGTATTATTAAAAAACAACGAATAGATATTGCATATGCTATAGAGTTGATGACACCCGAACAACAAGCAACCTTTTACGAAGGTGTAAGAATAATGGATAAAGCAATTAAAGAATATGAGGAGGAATAATGCCTAATTGGACTTATAACAGTTGTGAAATAACAGGTAGTGTTGATGATGTCAAAGCATTTATGAACACTATTACTGATTATGACAAAGAAGAAGTTATATACAATTTTACTAATTGTATGCCAATGCCGGACGAGTATAAAAATATGCACGAAGGTGCAATGACTATTGATGAAGTACGTACAGACGTATGGTATTCAGATGAAGACGGTATAAGACCCGTACTTGACATGGTTAAAGATAAACTTAAAAAAGAATATGGTACTTATAAACCTATTGAATGGCAATATCGTCATTGGGGTACTAAATGGGGTGACTGTTCAACTGAATTAATCTCTGATGTAATAACAAAAGGTAATAGAGAATTACATTTTAGATTTGAAAGTGCATGGTCAGAGCCATTTTTCTTATTAAATCATATAGCAAATATGTTTAATTTAACTATAGTTAATACATGGGATATTGAATTAGGTAACGGTGACGGTACTACACATTATCCATGGGATGAAGATTACTTAAATAATAGCATTGAAGAAACTCACAAAATGTTTGATTCTTTAAATGATATGTCATTTGACTAGAAAGGAAACTATGGTAGAAGAACAACAAATTGAAAAATTAGCTGAGGCATTGAAAGTAATATCTGAAGCTTTACAATTATTAGATAAAAGAATTACAGATAATACTACTTTGATAAGCACTATTGCAGGTATTGACATAGAAGCTATGCGTAAAGAACGTGACAAAGATGAATAAATATAAAATATATTTTATTGGTGAACGTACATATAACGCATCTAGCGAAGATATGGCAATACAAATGGCTGAACAACATTTATCTAACATTCCAAAACAAATGAATATAGATATATCAGGAGTTAAAGAATTATGAGTGTATATGAATATGTTGACGAAGACAGCAAAGTAGATGAAAATAGTTTGACTGTTGATTTTTATTTTGAAAGCGACATTGACCAAGATGAAGCAATTAAAATAATAGATGATATGGTTAGTAACACAAACGATTATTCAAAACTGATAGGACATAAACCAACAATTTATGTTAAATCACCATTCAATGCATAACCATTGAAACGCAAACGAATAGAAAGAAGGTATAGTTCTTGTAGCCCAACTAGTATCGATACTATACTTTCTTTCGTTCGTTCATTTGCCCGTCCGAAAGAAAGTGTTTTTTTTTGGATAGGGAATAAGTATTCACTATTAAACGAGAAGGGATAAACTATGGATGACTTAGAGTTCAAACATATACATGCACATAAACCAAATATGCAAAATTATATTGTGACAGTCGCTTATTTACAAAACGATAGTCATGAAGATAAATTTGGTTGGGATAGTGGCGAAGTATGGAAAGTAGATATACAAGCTATTGATAATATAACAGCTATACAGAATGCTTTAAAAATAATTGCTATAGAACGTGCTAATAAGATGACTGATTATGTATCTATGTTAGATGATGAAGTAATTAATACTAAAGAAGATGTACTAAATATACAACGCAAACTAATAGAAACAAATTTATTTACTGAATGGCAACTAATAGAACCCACATCTATTCAATGTCATTTAGCAAATGATGAAAATATGCTGTTTGATATTACGGCTAACAATATTGATAACCATATATCAACTACAGCAGACCAAGTAGAAAAATACCTGAAAGGATTTGAAGATGGTAATTCAACAGAATCCACCTAATCCAAACAATAGTGCTAAAGGTAAAAAACCGTCATTGTTGACTGATGACGTAGTTAAACACTTATTAGCAAATCCAAATGTATGGTTCTTAATAGGACAGAAACATAAATGGATTAGTGGTATCAAACAAAATATTGAGTCAATGACTCAACGCAACATAGAACATTTATCTAACAAAGGTAAGTTCGAAGTTGCACAAAGGAAAAATAGAACTGATGATGTAATAGATATATATTGTCGGTTCGTAACTATAGAACAGGAAGAAGAATAATGGAAAAAACAATCGATTGCTGGAAATTACTCAATGCTGTATTGGGTAAGTCTAGACGTATATTATTATATGGTCCACCCGGCACAGGTAAAACATACAGCGCAGTAAAACAAAACCCACCATTGGATATGAATGGTGAACCAAACGTATACCAAGTTACTATGACAGAAGATACTGCTTCTGCTAACTTAGAAGGCTTTTATAAGCCAAGTTCAGATGGTGGTTTTCAATGGCATGATGGTATAGCTATACAAGCATGGCGTAATGGTGGTAGATTGGTTATCAATGAGATAGACCACGCTTCACCTGATGCAATGACATTTTTGCATGCCATATTGGATGACCAAGACATTGCTATGTTGACGTTAAATAATGATGATAAGGAAACTGTAAGACCTGCAGAAGGTTTTCAGGTTGTTGCTACAACTAACAGTCCACCTGAATCATTACCACTAGCACTTAAGGATAGATTTCCTGTGAAAGTATATGTCGATAAAATACATCCACAAGCTATGGCTAAGTTTCCAGACGAATGGCATAGTGTTATTACTGATACAACACTTATTGATGACCCTGAAGAAAGGGTATCAGTTCGTGCATGGTCAGAATTCTTTGACTTACAAAACAAAGGATTTAGTATAGATGTTGCAGGTAAACTTATCTTTTCAGATAAAGCAGATGATTTACTTGATGCTATACAACTAAGTCAGGTCGACTAATGTACGGTCATAAAGCATATCCCTATCCACAGATAGTAACTAATGAAGAATGGGAGGTATACGAAACTACCGACCGTGACCCATCACCTAGAACAGACAATCTTAATAGAAAAATGTATGTTCCGTTGGATAGGGAATGTAATAAATGTGGTATTAATCACAGCAAATACATTCGTAGACACGAGTTAGGTCATGCTAAATGGTCACCTAAAACTATGGGTAAACTAAGACCCGGTGTTAGACAAGATGCAGTAGAAGTATTAGAAGAAGTAAGAATTAATTACTTACTTGCTAAATACAATTTACCCGTAGATGAATATATTGAATGTGAAGATATGTTCAATATGAAATTTATGGATATTATCTACAATAAATCTATTGCTGATGTTATATTATTTGGCATAGCTTGTCAATCATATGTACGTGATGGATATATCGAAAGTACAAAACAAGCACAAGCAATATCTAATATAATACGTGCAGTTGTAGATAATGCTAATGACATATCACCAATGCGTAAAGCAGAACTTAGTTTTGCTATTAATCAGATTAAGAATTTTGCTAATAAAATTACTTACAGTAGAGCAGGTCAGAATCCTAGTTATCGTAAAGTACAAAAACTAGCAAAAGATTTATCTGAAATACTAGATATGTTTACAGAATTACCTGAACCATATGAACAACCAAAGCAGAAACATAATGCACCCGGTATGGATGAAGAAGAATCTGAATCTAATGAAACAGGTGATGTAAACGATTTAGAAAAACGTATGCGTGAAAAGCTATTAGAAGACATGGCATACATGTCAGGTCGTGGTATAGGTTATTGGGGTGAAATGACAATACATGAACCACCATTAACTATTAACTTACAAGCAAGACTGAAAGGTAGTCGTGCATATAGACCTATGGATTATGGTTATAATCCTAAATACATTAATCGTTATTGTATTGATAAAAAGATATTCAAACAAAAACAAAATGTAAAAGGTGGAACAATATTAATTGACGCTTCAGGTTCAATGCGTTTTGATGGCGATGACATATTAGAAATTATGACTATATTGCCTGCAGTTAATATTGCAATGTATAACGGTTATACATCTAACGGTGATTTACGCATTATAGCTAAAAATGGTAAACGTGTAGATGATAATTACTTAGATAAATATAGTGGTGGTGGTAACGTTGTTGACGGACCAGCATTAGAATGGTTAGCCACTATGCCTGCTAGAAGAATATGGGTATCAGATATGAAAGTATTTGGTGGTTCAGGTGACACTGCAGGTGCAAACTTACTAAGGGATTGTTATAAGATATGTACTAAAAACAAAATTATTAACCTCAAGGATATTGAGGAAGTAAAGGAATATGCACTTAAGCTAAATCAAGTGCTATAGTGGTAAGGAATATAGTAACACGCAAGTGTGCCTGTGTTTCCTTTCCATAGGTCAAGCTGTATTTAGTAGCAGAATAGAGTGCAGGGAGAACCTGCAACGGGTTTACTTCAAATAGTCAACAACAACCTATAGTGAACACTGCTACGCTTACCTTATTTTTTTTTATTTAGCAAAGGCTTGCAAGAGCTAAGTGACGAAGCACCATTTGCGGTGCGAGGAAGCGTGCGATTGCGATGCCGGGCTAAATATCGAGTAAGCGATGAAATAATTAGGAGGTGAATAATCTAAATTCTCAAGTCAATCTATGGATAGCTACGTCTAGGAGTTATCACCTAAACCAATCAACATAGTAACTAGCAAAGGAATGCACTTACTTGCGAGGTAAAAGCGGTATTTAGTCATACTTGAATTAAATATCGAGTTAGGTGTCAGTTCTATTAGCTGATGATTAGTAGATTCGTAGCTACGAGTAGATAGTCTGTAGCACATAGGAAAGATATATCTCTATTCTGGTATATTTTTATAATTCAAACCTGTGTGTTACAGACTATTTATTTTTTTGATAACCTTGACTAAGTTACAATATCAAACTAGAGTGAAAAGTATGAATATAGATGAAATGCTTGAAGAAGCAGAAAAAGGAAAGAATAGTGCCATATTTAAACGTATCACAAAAGAAGCCGAACCATTTTGGCTAGGTTGTGAAGAACGTGTATTGGCTGGTAAAACAATAAAACCATACGTAGTGTCAAGATTGTTGAAAGAACATTTTGATGTCAAGATAAGTGAAACTGCAATACGGAATCACTTCGCTAATTTGTTGGCTAATAATGTCGAATAAAAAAGACATAGACAAATTGTTCTTGGAAGCAGAATCTAAACAAATCCAAGAACTTAAAGCTGACAATCTCAAACTGCTTAGGCAATTAGATAAAGCTAAAAATAAAAAAGCTGATTTAATAGAAGCCCTATATCAAGCAGTATCAACTAACCTAAGAACCTGGGATAAACCTTCTATTCCTAAACCCGTCAGTAAGAAAAGAATAAAAGACGAGGAAACTGCTGTAGCTATACTATCAGACGTGCAGCTGGCTAAAGTAACGCCAGATTATAACACAGAAGTAGCTGAAGAACGTGTTATTAAATATGCAAATAAGATAGTTGAGTTGACAAATATACAAAGAAATGCACATAGTGTACGTAAATGTCACGTATTAGCTGCAGGAGATATAGTAGAAGGTGAGCTTATATTTCCAGGTCAAACACATTTGATTGATGCAAGTTTATACAATCAAGTTACAGTTGATGGACCTAGGATATTGACAAAGTTCTTTGACATATTACTTGCTAATTTTGATGAAGTAGAAGTTACATGGGTAATTGGTAATCATGGCAGCCTTGGCGGACGTGCAAGAAAAGACTATCACCCTGATAGCAATGCAGACAGAATGCTAGGAAAGATAATGTCAATGGTTTATGAAAAAGAAAAAAGGATTAATTTTAATATACCAGACTCTGAAGGTGATAATCATTGGTTTGGTATAGCAGACATAGGTAATGGATGCAAGTTTTTTGTATGGCACGGAGATAATGTTCGTGGTCATTCAGGATTTCCATGGTATGGCTTTGGTAAGAAGCTATTAGGTTGGAAAGCATTAGCTAGTAGAGGTCTTATGCCAGACTTTGATTACGCTATTGCAGGACATTTCCATACGCCTACAACAATGTACGTGAATGACATACGTTTGTGGGTTAATGGAAGCACAGAAAGCTATAACACATATGCGTTAGAACAATTAGCGTCAATGGGTAGACCATGTCAATGGCTACTATTCGCAAAACCTGACCACGGTGTTACAGCAGAATATTTAGTAAAACTGTGATAAATAAAAATATACTATATATAATATAATTATGACACATAATAATGTCAAGTCTAAATGGACATTGACTAGTATAGAATACAGTGGCTTAGGTGATAAGCCATACTTTATACTAAGCAATGAACAAGGTGATGTTAAGTTAGTTCCTATTACTAGAGGAGTACATAACTTAAAAGACCTATTAGACTTAGAAGAAGAATAATATTTTTTCTGTCTGTTCCTTACGGTACAGACAAGAAAAAAAAAGAAAGGGAATGTTATGACTAATAACGTTGACTTGCTATCCCCATTTCCACAGGAGATAGTTCGTAAAGCACCCGCAGGTAAGTTCGGTGACTATGTGCCACACGCACATTATGTCGAACGACTAAGGGATAGTGGAGTTAAATACACATGGCAGTGTGAACCGGTATACGGTACGTATAACGGAGAGAAAAGAATAGTAGGTGCTAAAGGTACTATAACTATTGAAGGCATGGGTAGCTATGATGGATTCGGTGATGTCGATACATTTAAGCTAGGCAATGATAAATTCAATGATGGTACTAATCTTAAAGACGCAGAATCTGATGCATTTAAACGTGCATGTATGCGTTTTGGTTTAGGCGTTGAGCTATGGTCTGGTTCAGTACAGTCAGAAGAAGAAGCTACAGCAGTAGCATCTGATGGTTACACTCAGGAAATGGCTGAGAAAGACGCTAAAGTCGAAGTACATAAAGTAGATATGCGTAAGAAAGAAAATAAACCTTCAAAGGAAACATTAGAACGTATGAAAGCAATTGCTGATAGCGTTATTAATGAGCCAGAAGAAGCACCTTTCTAATGCAAGACCTTAACTTTATTACACAAACTGTTGCAGAAATGACCTCTAGGGTCGAATCTACAGAAACTGTTAATAAAATAATAGGTACTGCAAATCAGTATGCACAAATTAAAAAGTTTCCAGCCAGTAAAGAACTCTGGTCTGATGAACAGGTCGGAGCTTATCTTGACATGATTGAAAGAATGCTTGATTTACCTACAGAGTTTACTCAAGCAGAGTTTGAAACAATGTCAATACAAGAGAAACTAAGTGCAGCTGGAATAGAAACAGTAGACATTACTAACGGACCACAAACTCCTGAAGGTATTGTCGGAGAGGTAGTAAACCAAATGGCTGAACAAAATAAATACAGAGATGACCTTAAATGTCCTTACTGTCAACAGATGGTATATGACAATCGTAACAGTAAAAGGTCAGATAAAAGTCCAGACTTTACTTGTAGCACTAATGACCCTACAATTTGCGGTGGTCATACAGGCAAGTGGCGCAAGTCTTGGTGGATAGATAACAGTGATATACCAGAAGAATGGGGTATCTAATGATACCTGAATACTTTAGAGGTGAAGCAATACCTGCGTATATCAAAAGTAAAACACAATTGGTTGCTTATGTATTAACAAGATACATGGATGAAGAACCAATATCTAACTGGGAGTTTGTAGCAGAATTATACTGCCACAGATTCGGTGGTATTATCCATAATCTTAGGCAGGAAGGTTACAAGATAACTACTTTACCTAGTAAGAAACGTGGGTTAGTTCATTACTATTGTACTGAATTACCTACAAAGAAAGCTGCTACCATTAGCTAATGATAGAAGTATTGGTCGGTTGTATTATACCTATGTTTATTACAATCGATACATTACCGGAGTACAAGGAATGTATGGAAGTGGCTTCTAAAGTCGAATATGTGTTAGAACATACAGACCTTGTACAAAGGTACTTTAAAGAGGACGAC